GTGATGGCGACAAGAGATTGAGCAGCCGCTGGGTCAAGTTCGGCTCTTGCTTGAACGCTATTTCCGCAGGAAGAGGCGGCATCTGAGGAGGCTGGTACGGGGCGGGTGGCGATAGAAAGCCGCAACTGGCCAGAGGCAATAGCAGCATCACGCTTTTGTATTTGAACTTTGGCATCTTGGTTGGCCTTCACAAGTTGAGTTGATAGGTCGGTCACACGCTGGGCAGCCTCTTGTTCAAGCCCGCGCGCCTTCTCGTTGAGCTTGGCAATCTCAGCCTCTTGCTCAAGGTAGGCAATGTGGTGCCCCTCAAAAAAAGAAGCCACCACTATGGCAACGATGCCAATGAGAACGTAGGGGTTGAACAAGCTAAACATGTCAGCCTTTCACGCTTTGCCGGGCTGCGGCCATGGCTGCACGCTCATCGTCCGACTCAAGGTGGTTGGGTGGCGTCACGGGCGCTGGCGGAGGCGTCCAGCCAGCCGTAGGAGCCATCATCACGACTGGGGCAGGCGGAGGTGGCGGCGGGGCGACGTAGGCCGCTGTGTTGGCTTTGGCGGCGTTCATCATGTTGGTCGCCTCATTGCTCACGCCTTTGGTCAAGATGCCACCGATGCCGCCCACGATCAACAAAACGATGTCATTGAGCATCTTGGTGTACGCCTGATCAATCGGAGCCATCTGTTTGATGGGCTGGGTGACAAAGGTCACCGAGTAAAGCAAGGCGAAGGTGATAAACGCAAAAATGAGCGTCACCATGATGACCACAAACGCCCGAACTCGGACGTCTATCTCATCGGCACTGAGACGTGCATTGTTGCTGGACAGGAGCTTGAGCAGGATTTCCTTCAATTTTCTTCTCCAAGATAGGGGCTACAAGATACTCGGTGCAAGTTTGCGAAAACTCGCAGGCGGGGTGCTGACATTGTTCGTCTTTGAAGTGCGCAGGGTCTTGGCATGCGTAGCGGTAACGATCGTCAAAACATCCAGTAAGCAACAGTAAAAGCAGAATCCATTTCATCATTTATCCCTTTGCTCCTGCAGTTCTTTCTCCAGCTTTTCCAGCCTTTGAATCTTTCTTTCAATCCGACGCTCCGCAGCGTTCAGGCGCTTTTCGTTGTCAATTGCAATCAGCACGCCGATGGGCACAATCAAGAAGATGACCACAGCCAACACCGTTATCCCGACCACAAACCAGCGCGTGTCGTCACGAGCCATTTGAGCGACAGTAGAAAGCCCCACATCCATGCCACCAGCAGAGTCACCGTAGCCACTATTAGCGCCCGGTCGATTCGGTGGTTTCTGAGGAGCTCGCGTCGCCATTTTGCGTCCGTTTCTTTCTTCTGCTTGACTTGCCGAGCAAACTCCTGCTCTTCCAGAATTTCATTGTACGTTTTTAAGAAGTTAGAGTACAAGTCCTGTAGCCCCAATTCTTCCGGTGTGTACACCATTGCCTCCCTAACCTGCACGCCCATCTGCTTCAACTGCCAGCGAATCTCAATCAGGTCGATGGCATTCGTTGCCACCTCTTCTGTCGTGCTGGAATCGGCTTCCAGCTCTTGGCAGTGAACGTTCAGCTCCCTGATCGCCTCAAAGTAAACCTTCAGGTGCTCGCAAATCTCGTGGACAGCCCTTGACTGAAACTGCTCATATGTAAGCTCCGGCTCAGGTTGGCGTTTTGCGGCTTTAGGTTTTTCACTAACCACAACACTTGCTGCCGCCTTTTCCACGGCAACAGGCTTAGCACCAAACAGTGATTTGACCCAGCCCCAGATCCCAGTGATCTCTTTGTAGATGGCCTTGGCGTCGCCGATAGTTTGCTCAACGCCTTTCTTGAAGTTGCTGATTTCAGCCCGGCCTTCGGAGAGCATTTGACAGCCACTTTTGATAGCAGCCACCGCGCTTTGCGCCATAAAGAGCAGGCTGATTGGATCCACATCTTAACGAAGCTCTGCCCATTGCTCTAAAGATCCGCTACCCACAACTCGGTATGTTGCCCCAGCAGGAACAATCATTGTGGCGCCTACAAAAGCATTGTTCCCACCGTTTGTGTTGGGCTGGCCATACGCAACAAATACACTGCCCACGTACATAGCGATAGATGGGTTATACGTGCTATAGGTACTTGCAGAAACCATAATAGGATTTGAGGTTGAATTTGTGTATGTTGTTCCAAACGATCTGCTACCAGAAACATCTTGCCAAGTTTGACCAACGCCCAGCGACGAAACTGTCACAGTTCCTGTGTTTCCGTTAACCGAAGTGACGCCACCATTGCCTGCGGTTGTGGCAAAAGAAACAGACTGGCTGCCAATATTGCTAGTGGTGATTGCATTGCCGCCGGAAACAGTTACGCCCGCCATCGTGCCGCCAGTAATCGCCACAGCATTGGCATTCTGGGTTGACATTGTTCCAAGAGTGCCCGTCACACTTTTTACAAAAGCAGTGGTTGCGATGTTTGTGGAGCTATCAGTGGAAGTAACTGTTGGCGCCGTAGCCGTTCCGGTCAGTGTGGTTGTGCCAGAAACGGACAAGTTTCCAACGTCGGCCACACCAGAGGCGGTCAAAGTGCCGTTGACGTTGAATGCGCCAGCCGAAGTTGTGTTGGCCGAAAAGAAGTTGGTGCCATCACCAAACACCGTGGCAATGTAGCCATTGGGAATTGAAACTGTAGAGCCGCTTGCATAGCCAATTGTGATGGCATATCCACCGGTGGTGTTATTTGACACCAAGTACATCTTGGAGCCGGTACCAGCGCCGCCAGTGCCATAAGGAACAATGATCTGGTACACCCCAGAGTTTGTGCCAACAACCTCCAAAATCATGTTGCGCGCCTCATCCGACGTGCCATTGGTTTGGGTCAATGTGCGGTTGGCATTGGACATGGTGATCGTGACCGCGCCGGCAACAGCTTGGTCAACCAATGCCATGTTTGTGTTTGTCGTAGTACCCCAAGTACCAGACTGTTCGCCGTTGCCGATCTGCTGGATCTGCAAGCTGGAGGTATATGTTGATGACATGATGTTTCCTTAGAAGCCAGCTACGCCAGCGGATTTGAGTTTAGCTTGCAAGTCTGTGATGGTTGCGTTGAGTTCTTGGATAAAAGCAACTAAATTTGCCATTACTTCAGAGCTTGATGGTTGAATTGATTGATAAACAGGTTTTCCATCAGCATCCACAGCATCTTTTTCTCCGTGACCTGAATACTTAGCAACTTCCATAAATTCGTGAGCAATAAAGCCAACACCTTTACCAGAACCATCCCACCAATCCCAAGTTTTTGGCTGCAACCCCATTACAAAATCTTTAGCGTTTGTTACGGGCGTTGGATTGTTTTTTAAACGATAATCAGATGTGATGTTATAAAGCACACCTGTTGTTCCATTCTGACTAATAGTGGCAATAGCAGTACCTGCATACGCAAATTGCATATATGTGTTGCCTGTAGCAGTTCCACTAGCATGGCCGATGCCAACATTTCCAATTGTTGCATTAGGAGCAAGCACCACCCCTTGCGTTGGAGCATTTGCTGCTGTTGTAACACCCACCAGCAAGTTACCGCTGGTGTCAAAACGACTTACTTCGCCGCCATTTACATAAAAAGCAACCGGCCCCCCCGTGCTACCGCCAACCAAAGAGCCTATACGAGCTTTTGTTCCGTCAAAATCAATAAATGCTCTTGAGCCGCCAGAATTAAAGTTAGGGTCACCAGATGTGGAACTAATTGAACCAGTATTTAGAGTTGACCCATTGACCTGCATTTTCCATCCGCTTGTCACGGATGTTGTACCAATACCTACGTTTTGACTTGTATCAATCGTGACTGCTGTTGTGCTGTTTGTGGCAATGTAAACGGGGTTGCTTGTCACCGAACCCAAGGACAGCGGGCCTGATGTGGAAGTCAGGTACACCACATTGGCGGCGGAGAAAGGCAAAGAACCTGTCCAGCCTGAGCTGTTCATCCCAAAGTCGCCGTAGTACGTTGATGCCGTGCCTTGGTCGTTCGACACAATCACGTCCGTAGAAGACGCCGTACCACTGTTGCTGTTTTGCAAAATGACTTGGTTGTAGCTCGTGTTTGACGAGGCGTAAGTTGCCAAGATGCCTGTGTCGGCGTAGGTGATGGTGCTGCCCACCGTTTCGGCGGGAGATGTGATTCCTGTGGTACCGTTGATGGTTACTGTCATGGCAGCGTTCCTACGAATGTTTGGATTTGTTCAGTGGTCATTGTTATCCCTTCGGCGTCTTGCAGTTCTACGCCTTTGGTTAGATCAGCTTTGAAAACTTGGTAGTCTGTGTTGGCGGGATCGAAGGGTATGTTTGTTTTGCCATCTTTTAAAACGGCGCATGGTTCGATTCCAAGAGAATTATTTAACAATTTATACATTTATAGCTCCGCAGGGAATTCCCAGTATGTTGTTCCGTCTGAATTGCCAAGATACCTATTTGCCGCTCCATTAGTGGCTCCCGTCAAATTTATTGCCAATAAAATTTGATCCAAAGAAACTCGATCTAAAGTTACAGAAGAATAAGTGCCGTTTGCTATGACTGGAGAAGAGCCTCCAACCGCAAAAGATGGTGCTGCTCTCATGCGAACTGGGAATTGCACAACCGCTGAAAAGTTTGTTGTGGATGTATTGACTCCAGTTGCAAAAGGAGCATATAAACCACCTTGTGCAGAACCGCCGTTTCTCCAATAATACCTCTGACACAAAGCCAACTCAGTACCATACGGGCGGTAGTCAAACGATGTGGCTGTGCTGCCTTTTTC